GCATGTAAATGCGCTGTGTCAGGTTGTCCAGCTCTTGCGCTTGGTCTTCGTATTCGCAGTAGTCAGGAACAGGGATCATTGTCCCCGTGGTTGTCGTAGCAATCAGGGGTTTAGGACAAGGAAAGAAGCCTTCCAACTCTAGCGGATCATCACGCTCATCAAGGGACAAGGGATAACCCTTAGCAACCCAGCACACCTTAAAGGTGCGCTTGTTCCAGATTTCAAAGACTTTCGCCTTCTTTTCAAAGGTGGTCTTGACTGTCTGCTGGTTCTTGCCGTCATCATCAGTGTTCTGGTCAGTCAGGCCGACATTCTTGAACACATCGCCAAAGCGCTCAACACCCTCATCGCGGGTCATGTAAACAGCACGGGCTACCCACCAGACTTCATCCCATGTCCGAGCTGGGCTGTGCAGAAAGTCGCTCCAATAGACGTAATCCACAGGGCTGTGGGCAGCGTCAATCGACTCGCCCGACTCTTGCACATTGGACAGTTGCGGCTCTTCTGCTTCCCCTAACTCGACTTCAACTTCGGGCGCTGGTTCACCTACGATTACAGGCTCGTAACGAATCCAGACTGTGCCTCGACCTGGCAACAGTCGGTCTTGCACAGCGTTAACCATTGCGCTGTCAAAGTCGTTGAATTGGGTTGTTTCATACTCGATCACGCGCTCCAGCATGGTGGAGGCTAAGCGCCCTACAGGGTCTTGATCCATGTATCTGCGTGATACTTCAGGCTTGGCTTGCCGCCCATACAAAGCAGGCATCAGCACTTGAATGTTTGACCAGAGGATGTTGAACTTCATCCTTGGCATCTCTACCGCATCGCGCTCATCGCGGTAGCGCTTAATAATCTTATGGCCTCGCCTGTCCCACTTGTCAAAGACCTTCTCAGCGTTTGCTATCTGGTCGTGCCAATACGGGCCAGGGTCATCGCCCTCGTAAGCGCCTGTGTCTTCGTAAGCCATTAGAAGCCAGCAGCAAAGAAGAAGGTCACATCCAGCGTACCGCCTTCAGTTGCGTGTAGGCTTGTGCCGACTGTTGCGGGAAATCTGTGAAAGCCAATGGCCGGAGTGATCGTGCCTGACATGACTGTGCCGCTTGCGCCGCCGTCTCTAAGCACCAAAGTGCCGGAGCTGGTGTTGTTGACATAAAACCCAATGAGCTGGCATGGGCCTGTGGTCACTGCGCCTGTTTCGGTGATGTTTTTGTATGCACCGCATTCTGCTACTGGCTGGCTCATATTCGCTCCTGTTTGTGAGTAGTCTCAAATTCCCACATTTCATCTAAAGTGATGGTTTGCAGGGTTTTGCCTTTAGGTGGCACAAGGTCTTTGTTCTCTTGCCGGTAGGCCACTGCTAACATTCTAAACGCATCAGCAGGGTGTGAGCACCAATCATGGCGAGGATTTTGCCTAAAAGTTTTCTTGTCCTCATCATATTCCCTTTGGTACTGCCTAAGTGCTTCCAGCCCCTCATCGCAGCTAGGGTCAAAATAGCACTTGGGCAAGATCAAACGCACCGCTTGAATGCCGTCCTGAATGCCGATGTCAGGCACGATTGCCAGCTTTGCCATGCCGCCCAAATGCGCTGCCAGTTGCTCGACAATCGATTTGCCGCCTGATGCCAGCGTCTTGGCCCTTGCGTCATGGGGCAAATAGTGCTTGGTATAGCGGTAGCCCTTGCCAATGACCATAATCGCAATTTCCTCAATGCTTGCGCCTGAGACTGCGTAATAGTCCATGACCCTGATCTCGCCCCTGACCACCTGATAGAACCAGACCGCCGTGTCATCCCTATAACCCAAGTCCCATGCGGTAAACACTGGCGATTCAGGATCAAAGGGTAAATCCCTAATTCGGCCTTCCGCATCAGCCAGCCGCATCTCTTGGCCGTAGTAAGCGCCCAAAATAGCAGCATCAAAGCTGCACTCATATTCTTGGTCGTATTGGTCTTGGCTGACCTGTTCCCGTGCGTCTTTCAGCTCAGAGTCAGGCAGCAGCTTGGATATTGAGGCTGGCAGGCGGGTCAGAAACCAGCCTGGCGTTGATTGGCTGACTTTGTAAATGTCATGGAACTGGTTTTTGCCTTTGGGAGTGCCGCCAAACACCGCCCATCCTAGCCGGTCTGACAGCGTTGGCCGTATGACATTACCCCAAACGCTGGGTCTGAAGTCGCCATATTCGTCAAGGTAAACCCCATTAAAGCCCAGCCCCCGCATGGCATCAGCGTTGTCAGCGCCAAACAGCATGATCTTTGACCCGTTGACCAGCTCGACTAGCAAGTCAGCTTCGTTGGTGTTTTTGGTAATCGGGGCTGCGTAATGCTTGAGGTAGTCCCATGCCACCCGCTTGGCCTGACTACGGAACGGGGCAATGTAGGCGTATTGCGCCATCCTGTTGCCTTCAGTGATTGCCCGTTTGATGATGTCGTTGATGGCTGCGACTGTCTTGCCAGCCCTTCGGTGAGCCACTAAACAAGCCCATCGCTCTGTTCTGTTGTGGAACGGCATGAATGCGTCCCGTGGGCTGTAAGGAAGGACTACTTCCCGTTTGCCCATGTAACCACCATTTCAATTGGGCCGTCATCTGCGCCAGTGTGCTCTGTCCTTGCCAGCTTAGGGACATGGTACTCAATCACAGACTGAAACAGCTCAAATGCCTTGGCTGGGTTTGGCTTAACATCATTGGCTGGATCGCCGTTAGCGACTGCATCAAGCCATTGGGCTAGTCTAGGTGCATTATCGTCAACAAACAGCGCTATGGCCTCTCTAGCCTGTGCTGTGACCTTGTTTGGAACACCCGCCGCCCTACCGCCGTACTTTGGTCTAGTTTTAGCTACTTTAGATTCAGAAGTCATATCAAAGACCCCTCTTATTTAAATTGCATAAAATTTTTAAGTTTTTGCACATATTCAAGTTGTTCAGGAGTTGCATTTAATGCAGACGGGTCACCTGATAAAATTCTTGCGGCTATTGTTGATTGTTTGTCGCCTAAATTATTGCCGTAATTGGAAAAAGCAGATTCTTGTTCTGGCGTAAGCGTAAATTGTGGCGTTTGCATCTTTCCACTTCGCATGTGAACTCGTGCAGCTTCATTAAGCATAACTGCTTGTTTTTCTGCCTCATTCAATGTGCTGTATGGATTTATAATAATTTGGTCATCTTCAGCAGCCATGCCTCCAACATGCGGGTTTTTTTGAAAAAACTCTTGTTCTCCTGGATAAAGCTCGCTTCTAACATTTATGTTGGCAACCGGCTTAGATTCAGCGACTAATGCTTTTGCCATGTTTGGATAGTCAGTCGCCATCTTGCTCTTTCATGTTAATGAGGCCGTTTAGCATTCTGCTTCTGGTGCTGTGCCAAGGCTTGCTGTGGTCGCAGTCCTTATAGTGGAAAAACTCCGGTATGCCCAGAGTGTAGTGCGCTATCTTGGCATTGGGGTTGTCTTGCTCACCCACCAACACATTCCATTGTTTAGGCAGCTCACCGATCAGGGAGTCGGGCAGCCAGGTAAACCGATGCAAGTCACTGCCGCTGTGGTCATCAATGTAGTCTGGGGTTAACACATTGTTGCGAGGATGCTCACAATTCCAAAGGATCAGGCTTGACCAGTTCTTCCTAGGGTAGTCCTCGTTCTTGGCCTCCATAGGCGTGTTAATGTACTTTCTGGGGTGCTTGGTCTTGTAGTCGTGTTTAACGACCTGTACGGCTTTTGTGGGGTCAAATAGCTTGTTCAGCTCATCTATGTCGCCCAGCATCAGCATGTCTGAGGCATCCATGAAGATTGCCTTGCCCTTGAACCCTGTGAAATACGGAACAAGGAATCTTTGATAGATGAAAGCGTTTGTGCCGTCCCGCTGTTTGCCGTAAAAAGGCGTGATCGCTACTGGCTCTTTGGTGCGCTCAATCAGGCTTTGACAGAACACATGAAAGCCAACAGCTTCCCTTGGGTCGTAGCCTGCAAAGATACGGATCATTTCAGTGTTAACTTGTACAGTGTCGAGTCGATCAGTGCAGCGATCTCATCAATGATGTTCTGTAGCTGGCTGTCATCTGGCATTGCTTCCCTGTTCTTCTTTACATAGTCACAGATGCTCTCTAGGTAACGCACAGGGTCTTTGGCATTGTGGAAATTCTCTGGGAAGGTCTTGATCTTCTGGTACGCACCAGAGTAAGCCTCTGCAAAGTTGTCCACCAGCTCAATGATTTCTGTGTAGTAGCCACCTAAAGCCATGTGAACAGCAAAGGAGTCTGTGGATAAGTGCATGAAATGTGTGACTGTCCCACTGTGCAGCAAGGTGGAAATGAAGTCAGCAACATCTTTATCTTGAGCAGCCATGATGAATTCTCCTTGTTTTATTTTAGCATTTCCCATAGGACAAGCCAAGCGGATGATATCCCCGACTTTGGCCATCCTTTCAGACTACCACCCCCTTAAGGTCAGCTTCTATTTCCAGAGCGCCCTCATATCGTTGGGCTAGCCGTCACATCACCACGTTTGCTCTGTTCCTGAGATACCGCTGAAAGTTCTCGCGCTGGCTTGTCAGTAGGCGCATCGCTTCTCTCGATAGCCACCACGACATTGGTGCATTGTTTCGTCATCAGCAATCGGCACTGGACGCAGAAAAGCCACTTTCTACTGCGTTCTGATGCCGACACATCAGTCCCCTCTAAAGGGTAACGCATGAGAAAATGGCCTCATGTCTGTCTTGTGTGTCGGCACTTGACAAGCAAATTATAGATCAGCCGGTAAAGGAATGTCAACAGGCCAAACAGATCGCAAACAATTTACAGTCTTGCTGTGGGCTTTCTGCCACTTTTCTACTCTTTCTTCTTTGCTTAACTTTGATCCTTGGTCGATCTCATAGTGGCATCTGAGGCACAGGGCAGCGACCAAGTTGTCATCAGCCTTTATGCCCCTGCCCTTGTGACCGCCCCAATTGGTGTGGGCAGCTTGCACCATCTCACCAGACCCGCAAGATTGGCAGTCCAGACCGGCCACCAGCTTTAACAGCTTCTTGCTTCTGATGTACTTGTGTTTTATCACCTGTGCGCCCCGTCCTGTGTCCTGTTGGTGGCCTCACGGCTGCGCCAGATTTCTATGTCAAGCCTTGCCGCCTCAATCTCCCATTTGAGGGTTTCTTCCTTTTCTACAGCCAGAGCCAAACCTTTGATGAGCTGGACATACTCAGGGTCAGCGTAAGCCTCACGCTCCTGTGCGTTTGCAGCCTCTACACCCGACTTTAAAGAATCTTTCATCAGCATGGCCTTTTTAGACTTGCGAAACTCCTCAAGGTAGACCCGCTGGGCTTTGGCCTCTCCGTAGAGTGGTGCTCGATCCCTGATTGACTGTGCTGCGTCTTCGGGAATCAAGTCTTTTCCTCAATCGTGTAGAACCAATCATCACCGGCTGACCACTTGCGTGTGCCGTCTACAGTCCAAAACTCTTTGGCAGCTTGAAAGTCAGGAAATTTTGTCTCAGCAGGGATCAGGCTCTGGTCGTACCACAAACATCGGTTATTGGGCTGGCAGGCAAATTGGCCGTTGTCCAGCTTAATCCAATTGAAAGACTTGTGTTCTTCAGCTTGCTCTGTAAAGCCCGTGTCAACTTCCATGCCGTCAGCGCAGAAGTCCACTGTAAACATGTACTGCCCAAAGTGCCACTTCTTATCTTTGCCAAGGAACTTAACACCCAAATTGCGTAGCCCGATCTTTTCCACAATGGTGAACTTGTAGCCCATGCAGTCCCAGAGCTGAAGCGTGTCTACAGGCAAGTCTCCAGCCTCTGTGTGCCACACATACGCATGGATGGGCAGCTTGTCGTATAGCGCCCCGTAAGCCGGTAGCAGCGACTCAATGCGGAACACCTGGCCGCGCAAGGCTTTCAGGCTAACCCAGACGGCAGGCTCAAACTCGCCATGCCCCTTAGTGAAGTTGTACAAAAACTCACGCTTTACAAAACATTTAAAGGGCGGCAGTGATGCCACGATATAGCTCATTGAATCTCCTTTATTCCAACATCAACACCCGCATTAGCTGCGTAAACTTTGGTCACATGGGCATCCACGATTTGCGTGTCATCTATGTAAACAATCCCGTTTATGGCATCACAGATAGATTTCGCCACATTGTCCCAATCAGGCTTCTTTATTGGGCGCTCCAGACCGCTTAAACAGGCTTCTGTGCGCTTTTTGGAGTACGACTTAGGCACTGCCAGCTTGATGTAGATATAAACCGCCACAGCGCTTTCTAGCGGAGCAAGGTCAACCATCGCAATGTTGGCGTGAAATCTGACCAAATCTTCGTAACTGGTGGTCTTTTTGTCCGTGTATGTTTGCACAAAGTTGCCGCGCCGTGCAAATTTAGGCCGTCCCTTGCCGTGGGGATCGCCTGGCACTTCAAATGTGACCACGTTGCCTGTTCATTTCGTCACGCAGCGCATCAAACGCCGACTGCCCACGAATCCGCGCTATGTCGTGTGACACCTTGCGCCACCACAAATGGGCTGCGTTTGCCCCCAGCTCTCTGGCCTTCTGCCTGTGGCGCTTGATCCATTCCCTCGCCTCGCATTGCAGCATGTGGTTCATCAATGTCACCTGTTAACTCCAGTGCTTGGTTGATGATGTGCAAAGGGTAGCGTTTACCCTCACGGGCTTTGTCCAAAATCTGAGTAGCCGTGAAATGGTTCATTTAAACCACTCCGGTTGCATGACCTGTAATTGGTAAAGCCGCCCGTTAGGTAGCTTCTTCCAGTGCGTCACAGCAGCCCTAGACACCCCCAGCAGCCGCGCCAGCTTTGCCTTGCTGCCAGCCTTGGCAATGGCGTTGTGCAGCGCCGCCTGTTGTTGTTCAGTGATTAATTTCATTGACAGTTTTATTGTTTGAGAGAGAACAGGGGTAGCTTCGCCTCTATGTACATTGCATTTGCGGCACACAGGAACAACATCAAGGGGTTTGTTGTAATCACGATGGTCATAACGATCAGCCATCTCACCGCAATCAATGCACACAAGCGTTTTTGCAGGCGCAAGGATGCCTTTCTTAACAGCTTTTTGAACCGCATTGTGTGCGTTTGTTGCGCCAGTTCGTTTGCTTCTGCCGTTTACGCAAGAAAAGCAAAACCTAGCTGCTGGCTCTCTGTCAACAATGTCTTTGTTGCAAAAATTACACACGCCTATCATTTTTTGCCGGTCTTTTTGAGAAAAATTTTTGGATAAGCCAGTTTGACGGAAGGAGGAATGCCCCTTGTTAGCCAATTGTGAACCCTCTGCGTAGAGTTAAATTCCAGCCTCTTAGCAACAGCAGCAGGCCCACCAAGCAAGGCAATCAAGTCTTTGTCAGATTGAATTTGATGTTCTTTGTTCATTTTTGCATCTTAGCAACAATTTGCAAAAAGTCAACACTCTGTGAATTTATTTTAAACAAGTTGTTGACTGCTGGATTATTTCTTTGCTATAGTTCACTCAATCCCACTACTTCGGTGGGTCTTTTTGGAGCAAGTATGAACATTCACTTTGACGAAATTATCGAAGGCTTCCGCTTTACCGGCCTTGCTGAGCTAGAGCCTGCTGAGCTAGCCACAGACATTGACCCCGCCTGGCCTGCCATTGTTACAGTCTACGCCCTGCATCTGGACGGGTCGCACAAAGACTGCCTTGAGATCATCAACCCTGCAATTGTGCAGCGCATTGAACAGATGATTTTGGAGGGTCTATGAACCCATCAGATCGCGCAGATGCTGCGCTTGACTTCTTGCTTGCCCTCATCATTGGCGTAGCACTGGCCGCTGTTCTGTTTTTCTGGTGGTCAGCATGAATGCCGAGCAGATCATCCAAGCCGCTGAAACCGGCAGCAAGTGCAGCGCTGATCCGCTTGTCCGGTGCGCTTACCAAGTGGGCTTTCTACGGCATAGCGTACATGAGCTGTGCCAAGTCATAGAAGACCAGCGCCACCATCTCCAGATTGCCACTGAAGAATTGCAGCACCTACAACGTGAATTAACTTGAAAGAAACTATGAAAAACATTGCAACCGCACTTGTCAAAGCACAAAAAGCCTTTGGCCCAGCTTTGAAGTCCAGCACTAACCCGCACTTTCGCAGCCGTTACGCTGACCTGTCTGCCTGCGTTGAAGCCGTCATAGACGCTTTAAACAGTAACGGCATCGCCTTGATCCAGAAGTCCTACGATTGCGTTGACGGCATCATGATTGAAACTGTGTTTGTGCATGAATCAGGCGAAATGTTGGAAACTGGAATTCTTAGATTTCCCATTATGAAAAACGATCCCCAAGGCGCGATGGCATGTTTGACCTATGCGAGGCGCGGGTCGTTAATGGCTGCGTGTGGCATTGCCCCAGAAGACGATGATGGCAACAGCGCCAGCCGCCGCACCGAAATCAAAACAGTAGACGGGCTGACAGACCATCTCAGCGCCATCAATGCAGCCGCTGATGAGCCAGCGTTAATCAAGGCTTTTAAAGAAGGCTACGCCGCTTGCAAGGGTGATGAAGCCAAGCAGAACACAATCATCAAGGCCAAGGATGCCATGAAAAAGAAATTGGGAGCAGTCTAATGGATCAGCGCACACCCGAATGGTTTGCCGCCCGATTGGGCAAAGTAACCGCTAGCAAAATCAGCGACATCATTAGCAAAACACAGTCAGGCTACTCAGCCAGCCGTGCCAACTACATGGCGCTGCTGATCTGCGAAAGACTGACCGGCGCTGCTGCCGAGTCGTACAGCAATGCTGCAATGCAGCACGGCACAGACACTGAGCCAATGGCGTTGTCTGCGTATGAGGCCGCACAAGGCGTTTTGGTGCAAGCTGAAGGCTTTGTCACCCATCCGTCAATTGAGCAGTCTGGGGCTTCTCCTGACGGCCTGGTGGGTGACACAGGCCTGATCGAGATCAAGTGCTTAAACACTGCCAACCACTTGGATATTTTGCTTGCCAAAAAGATGCCGACAAAGCACCGGCCACAAGTCCAGTGGCAGATGGCCTGCACTGGACGGCACTGGTGCGATTTTCTTAGCTACGATCCGCGATTACCAGAACGATTGCAAATGTTTGTTGTGCGCGAGGTCTACGATCCTGTCTATGTGGCAGGGCTGGAAACTGAAGTGGTTAAATTTCTTGGCGAGATGGAAAGCAAAATTAAGGAACTTGAAAAATTATGAAATACGACATTAAATTTGCAGCCCGTGAATACGAAATGCAGGGCGAGAAAAAGACATTTTGGACTACGCACGGCACTTTGTGGATTGACGGGGATAGGATTAAGATAAAAATGGAAAGTCAACCTGTGAGCAAAAACTTTGAAGGCTGGTTTCATTGCTTTGAACAGCGCCCATTTGAGCCAGAGGCTTACATTGCCCCGCCCCGTCCTGTTCGCACTGACAGCGGTTTTGATGACATGAAAGACGATATTCCGTTCTAATATTTTTGGGGCAGCGCTGTGCTTCCCGCAGTTGCCTGGCGCGTAAGTCCCCTTCTTTTTTAAGGCACATCATGGACTACAAAGACGTTTTCAAAAAGATTTTCCCATTACCGGAATTTCCACGGGTGCGTAATAGTGACCCAGCAACATCACATGAGGCGGCAGCATCCATCACAGATGTCAGCTCCCACTACGCTCAAATTTTGGAAGCACTAAGCACAATCGGGCCGCTGGGCAAAGATGGCATCTCGTTTTACTCACGGCTTGACCCTAACCAGATTTCCAGGCGCTTGAAAGAAATGCAGAAACTTGGCCTGATCCGTTTGACCGGCAAGACAGTGAAGTCAAACTCCAATCACCCAGAAAGAGAGTGGACACTGTGAAATTGCCCAAATTGCTTGAAGTTTTTAAAGTGCTTACCCCTGCCCAAGCTGTTGCGCTAGAGCTTAAAGAGGCAGAATTTGCCCTGCTACGGGCTGAAACTGGCGTTGAATACGCGCAGGCGCTGGTGGTCTACAACCGCAACCGGATCAAGCGTTTAAAAGCCTATACGGAGGCCACATGACTACAGAAACAGGTGGGCAAGCGTTTCCAGCGCATTTTGAATCCCATGATGGTATGACCTTGCTTGATTATTTTGCGGCATCTTTTATCAGCTCTGGTGTTGTGTTTAAGAATCTATCTTCAGGCAGCACAACGGATGAAGTTGCCAAGCAAGCATACGCATTGGCAAGGGCCATGTTGAAAGCGAGGCAAACATGAATTGCTGTGATGGGCCTTGCCACCAAGGGGCAGATTGCCCTGTTCGCAAGGTCAAGCCTTGGCCTGCCGTCCCTGCCGACATTGAGCCAGTGTCGGAAGTGTGGCAAACAGTGGGCAGCGTTGTCGTTGGCTTTGTGTTGGTGGCGCTAATGGTGGTCGTTCTGCTGCTGTTTTTTACGGGGCTTTGGATATGGAGCTTGCTAATATGAACCCAATTGACAATGATGATGATGACAATACACAGGTTTACAAGAAACCTTGGGTAGGGCTGACGGAGGAGGAAATTAATGCCTGTGACCCATCAGAGGAATGCTGGGGCTTGCATAAGATTGCCCGAGCCATTGAAGACAAACTAAAGGAGAAAAACGCTTGAATTGCCCAATTTGTGAAGGTAAAGTTTGGAGCACTGTGGAAGACACAAGAGCCAAGGAAGGCTTTACACTACGCCGCCGACAATGCGGCAATGGACACAAATTCACAACGGAAGAACATGTCAAACTTCAGAACGTGGTCGCAAAAAAGCCTAGCGGAGTTCGCGCAGCAAGCAACCGAAAAGATGATCCAGCAGAATGACCGGATTGAACAGCTTCAGTGCGACTTGAAGGACGCTATTGCTGCCTACCGCAAACTTATGCGAAAGGGCGAGTCCCCGCCCGATCAATAATTAACGCTTGCTTTCGTGGTGTGTCGCTGATGCTGATGTGTGTCCATGCGTCAAACTCACGGATAATCTGGTCGTAGGGCAAGCCAGCCGCAATGATTGCCCTCACCACAGCGTCTGGGGTCATGCCTGGCACTTTAAAATCAGCAGCGCAACCCGTCCGGTGCTGGCTTGTGTCCTTGCTGCCTACGCTGTCGTTAACTTGCTTTGATCGAAAAGCAGAGTTAATCATCACAGGCTTGCCGTCTAGCGCTTCTTTGACTTGCTCTAAAAACTCAGCCAGCCGCTGAAGATTGGCAGTCTCAGACTCGTTTGGCGTGTTGTCAAACTGCCTGTGGCTGGTGGCCGTCAGCTCTGCCAGCGTGAAGTGCGGAGTCATTTCTTCTTCTCAGGCTTTGCAGTCTTGGCAGACTCTTTAAATGCTTTGGCAGTAGGTGCGCCCTCTGTGCCAGGCTTCCTCATTGTCTCGCCAGAGCCAGCGGCAATTCTTGCCCTTTTGTCTTGGATATTTTTGTAAAGTCCATCTAATTTCATATCATCTCCTTCATTTGATTGCAGGGGCTTTAGAAAGCAAATCCGTCTTAGCTTGTGAGCCAGCAGATGAGCCAAAATAATAGGCAATGATGCCCGTCCAAGCAGTGCCAAGTGATCCCAGCATCATCAGAATTGCTGGGTTGCCGCTATCGACCTTGCCAAACAGCATCATGCCAAGGATACCAAAAAAGCCAACAGTGACGATTGCAGCCAGCGCAGGCGGCACGATTGATCTTGTCGCTGCTTGCATGTCACGCGCAGACTTCCGGTCTTCTACAGACAGCTTTTCAAAGTTTAGGCCAAGCTCTTGCGCTTGCTTTTGCAGCTCAATCTCCGCAATCTTGACTTGAGCAATCTGTTCTGCTGTCAGCTTGTTGTTGGAGATCAGGTCGCCTACCTTGTCAGGGTCTACGCCGATGGCTTTGCTGATGGCAGACACTGCCATGCCTGCTAGTGGGCCACCCATTGCCGTGGCGATTGTCGGTGCGATTTGTTTAAGCCAATCCATTATTGTTTACTCCTTGATAACATCGTTGCGGCAATTTGCAACATTGCCTTTGTTTGCTCCTCATCGATTGGCTTTTCTGCCCAGCCGACTGTGATCTGTCCGACAAACCGACCAGGCTCTGGTGGTACAGCAATTCGGCATGTATACGCAACACCTTTTGCGATGTACCACAAACCCATTTCCGACTGCGCTGCTTTGTATTCCCCACAAGGAATCTCGCTTGCCATAAGTCGAACTACATCGGCATTGTTACTGGCGTTAGGGGAAAACAGAAGTACATCTAAATTATCGTTGGTGCGATCTCGACCATTTTTTGTGTACGCCCTGTGAACAATGCGTGTCCCAAACATTGCATTCACTTTAAAGACCGCCACCACCAAAGCGCCAGTTTGTTTAAACAGGTGCGCGGCGGCATCTTCTACGCGGTCTTCAGCAATTGTTGGAATCTTTTTAGACTCCTTGTAAGCGCCAATTAGCAAGTCTTGGTTTGCGTAGACAAAATACCCTGCAAATGTTAAGACTGCCATTAACACCATTGCAAACAGACGGAACGGGCTGGACACATACGCCAGCACCTTGTCAACTAAGCTAAGTTGCTCGGCGCTCATCTTTGCTGCCCAAGGATGCCGAGGCTGAAATAAATGATAGCGCCGACCAAGATGAAGAAGACACTTGCCATCAGCACAAGTTCAATGACCTCATCCACCTCTCGCTTGCGCTTGTTCGCTGCCTCACGCTCACGTCTGGCGTCATGGGCAGACTCAACATCCAGCGCCGCCGCCCTGGACTTGATTTTGTTCCAGACGTCGATCTTGCCGGACTGCATAAACAGCAGTTGCAACTCGTCTTCAAACCGCTTGGCCTGATCCAAGGCCATCTCAATCTGGATGGCCGTGCCCATTGATGACTTGGATTTCTTGGCCTGGACTACAGCCTTGGTGGCGGTGGACTTGGCGTCGAAGTACTTGCCAAGCACAGGCCCGAGCGAGGACACATCGTCAACAGTCTTGCTGACCTTCTTGATCAGTGCGACTGCTGCCTGTATGCCCGCAAGGGCTGTGATTGGGTCGATCATTTCTTCTTGCGC